TACGCCGGTTGGACAGCCAAAACTTGAGATTTTGTCTGACCTAATTGAGCGCACGTCAAATAGACTGAACGTGCCGATTGAAAGAGCCAGAGACATGGTATTGCTCGGAGAAGCGCAAGCCGGAAGAATTGATCCAACCATGCTGGCTGCGCTTGGATTGAGCGCAACAGGATTTGCCGCGTACAATGAATACCAGAACCGGAAGGAAAAGGAATAACGCTATGCCAAGCAAATCCGCAAAACAAGCCCGCCTCATGGCCGCAGCCGCGCACGACCCAGAGTTTGCAGAGCGCGTCGGCATCCCCATGAAAGTCGCCAAGGAATTTAACAAGGCCGACAAGGGCGGCAAGCTCTTGAAGAAGGCAATGAGAAAGAAGCCCAAGAGCGGCCTTCTCGCTTGAGCGAACGCAACCCCTACATCGACGCCCGCAAGGGGCAAGACGCCAAAGACCTCCTCGAGAACCCAATTCTCGTGGAGGCTTTTGCCGTCTTGGAGGGCGAGTACCTCAAGGCGTGGCGGCAGAGTAAGCCCGCCGACCAAGAAGAACGCGAGCGGCTGTGGCTTGCCGTGGGGCTTCTTGAAGAAATCCAGCGCCATCTGCGGATCGTGGTTGAGAATGGCACGATGGCAAAGCGGGACATCGACAAGATCAGCGGCAGGAAATAGTCGCTTGAATCCCGCAAAATAGAACTATGAGCGAAACCGGCACGGGTGTACCCCCGGGAAACGTACAATCTCCGCAGAACGCTTTTGAACAAATGCTCGCCGCCGATGAAGGCGAAAACGAGTTGCTCGAAGCTGAAGGCGAAGAAGAGGTGCTCGAGGCAGAGGCAAGCGAGTCCGATGCTGAGAGCGATGAGCAAACCGAAGGCGATGAGGAGGCCGAAGAGGCAGCCCAGCAGGCCCAGACATTCCGCGTCAAGGTTGACGGGGAAGAAGTCGAGGTGCCGCTGGATGAGCTTCTGAAGGGCTACTCACGCACCGCGGATTACACGCGCAAGACGCAGGCAATCGCCGAGGCCCGTAAGCAGGCCGAAGCAGAAGCCTCTCTGGCGCGGGAAGAGCGGCAACGGTATGCGCAGACATTGGAGGCGCTTGACGCGACTCTCAGGCAGCTACAACCACCCGAGATCGACTGGGACAGACTCTATCAAGAGAACCCGGTTGAGTGGGTGAGACAGCGCGAGGTGATGCGATCAAGGCAGGAACAGGCCGCCTGGGTGCAAGCCCAGAAGCAGGCGCTGGTGGAGAAGCAGCAGACCGAGGAGCGCATCGAGGCCGAAAAGACCCTCGAGAGCGAACGCGGTAAGTTGCTGGAAGTGCTGCCGGAATGGCGCGACGCTGACAAGGCTCGCACCGAGAAGGCGAAGATCGTCAACTATGCCACCGAAAAACTCGGCTTCACGGTCGAAGAGATTTCGGACATCTATGACGCTCGCGCCGTGGTGGCACTGCGAAAGGCCATGATGTTTGACGAGCTGATGAGCAAACGAGATCAGATGCGTCCAAAGATCATGCAGAAGGCGAAGCCGATGAAGGCTGGCGCCGCTTCTAGCCCACAATCTTCCAAGGTCGTAGCATCCAAGGCGGCTCTTTCTAGACTCGCAAATAGTGGCAGCCACAAAGACGCGGCTGCTGTGTTTGAACAGTTTATAGATTGAGGTAATTTCAAATGTCCCAGACAGCAAATACGTTTGATACCTTTGCCGCCAAGGGTATCCGTGAGTCTCTCTCGAACGTGATCTACAACATCTCGCCCGAAGAGACTCCGTTCATGTCGAACATCGGCCGCGAGAACGTCAAGAACACTTACTTTGAGTGGCAGACGGACTCGCTCGCCGCCGCTTCGACGACCAACGCGCAGGTTGAAGGTGACGACGTGTCGTCCTACGACTCGACCGCCGCCACGACCCGCATTGGCAACTACACGCAGGTCAGCCGCAAGACCGTCCTCATCTCGGGCACGCTCGAGTCGGTGGACAAGGCTGGTCGTCGTTCAGAGTTGGCCTACCAGCTCGCCAAGCGTTCTGCCGAACTGAAGCGCGACATGGAGAGCACCATGCTCACCAACCAGGCCGCTGCCGCTGGTTCTGCCGGCGTCTCGACCGCGCTCCGCAAGACTGGTTCGTTGCTCGCCTTCTTGAAGACGAACACGGACAAGGGAACGGGCGGCGTTGACCCGTCTTACACCACGCAGCCGAACGCGACCCGCACGGACGCGACCGACGCCAACCTGCGCGCCTTCACGGAGACGATTCTCAAGAGCGTGATCCAGAAGGTGTGGGCTGCTGGCGGTACGCCGAAGATTCTGATGGTTGGCCCGGTCAACAAGCAGAAAGTAAGCGCCTTCGCGGGTATCGCGCAAATCCGTAAGGAAGCCCCGGGCAACAAGCCTGGCGTAATCATCGGCGCCGCCGACGTTTACGTTTCGGACTTCGGCGCGGTGTCGGTTGTCCCCAACCGCTTCCAGCGTGAGCGTGATGCTTTCGTGCTCGATCCTGAGTACGCCAGCGTCGCTTACCTGCGCCCGTTCCAGACGGTTGAACTTGCGAAGACCGGCGACGCCGAGAAGCGCATGATCGTTGTGGAGTGGGGCTTGAAGGTCAACACCGAGGCCGCGCATGGTCTTGCTGCGGATTTGACCACGACCTGATAGTGGTGATGTAAACTTGGGGGCGGTGGTAATCGTGCCATCGCCCCCTAGTTTGAGGATCACATGAGTTCAACAGGTAAGCGCCTTTTTGATTACGACCCGACAACGGGCACGACAAAATGGTGGCACTACGATGCCGATCGTGACGAGGCCAAGATTGAGACGGTCTTTGAAGTCGGCGACCTGATTGAGCAGAATAAAAAGCAGTACGCGAACACGGACGAGCGTGCTCGGTACGGCGAGTGGAGCAAGGTGGCATCAATACCGATGGCCTTGTTCTACCGACTGAAGAACGAAGGGATCGTTGACGATCCGAAGAGAATGAAGGCTTGGTTGAACGATAGAGACAACCAACTCTTCCGCACACGCCCGGGGCGTGTATGAGCAGGTCAATAGCGATATTGATACCTGCGCGTGATACGGTGATGACCTCGTTTGCCTATGACATGGCGCGAGCGATGAGTTATCACACCGCGACAACAGACGACCGTGTTCTGCTCTACACGAGCCACGGAACTCTGATCGCCTCTCAGCGTATGGAGCTTGCGCGTCAAGCACTCGAGGAGAAGGCGGACTATCTCCTCTGGCTTGACTCAGACATGCGGTTCCCGAAGGAAACGATCGGGCACCTCATTCTGCGCGACAAGCCCATCGTGGCTGCTAACTACGCGACACGTCGCATGCCGGTCAAGCCGGTGGCGATGATGGACGCGCAGGGCAAGATTGATCGTGTGTATACCGGCCCAGAGTCCGAAGGGCTACAGCCTGTCGATTATGTCGGCATGGGCGTGATGATGGTGAAGCGAGAGGTGTTCGAGAAGCTAGAGGCACCGTGGTTTGCGATTCCGTATTCGACGATCGGAAATCACTACATCGGCGAGGACGTGTTCTTCTGCCGCAAGGCCAGAGAGGCCGGGTACGAGGTGCTTCTGGATCACGACCTCTCGCAGCATGTAAAACATATCGGCACGTTCGAGTATTCCCACGAGGGTGCTTGGGCGATGAAGGAAGAGCTAGATGGCCCTAAATTCATACAGCAGTCTTAAAAGCAGCATAGCGGACTGGCTCAACCGTGACGACCTCACGGCAGTTATCCCCGACTTTGTTTCGCTTTCCGAGGCGCAACTCGAGCGTCGTCTGCCGACCCAAAAGATGGTCAAGCGCGCCAACGCCACCATCGACACGCCGTTCTCGGCGCTGCCGTCTGATTTCTTGTCGTGCAAGTCTCTGGTGCTGACGTCCACGGCGCCCGTGCAGCAGCTCATCTTCTTGACTGAGGATGAGGTTGACGCGAAGAAGTACGTCTACCGCACCACCGGCAAGCCGCAGTATTTCGCTCTGGTCGGAAACCAGATCGAAGTGCTGCCCGCGCCGGACACGAGTTACACGGCAGAGTTGACGTATGTGGCGACGCTCGCCAAGTTGTCAGACGCTAATACCTCTAATTGGATTTTAGACCGCCACCCTGACGTGTACCTGTACGGATCGCTGCTCCAGGCGGCCCCGTACCTGCGCGACGATGAGCGAGTGGCAACGTGGTCTGCGCTTTACGAGACCGCAGTAAACGACATTCTCCTGCAAAACGA